GATCGCCATCGGCGAATTGCGCTGGGAGCATCCGAGCCACGAGGAAACCTACGAGCCGTTTCGCTACTGGGACAATCCGAGCGACGACGGGCAGGATTGGCAATGGTACGACGTGACGTACTGGCAGACGCTGCCGGCCGCGCCGAAGGAGCCAGCATGAGCGCCGAACAGAAAGCCCTGCGCGCGTGCGCCGACTATGCGCGGCTGTCGGGGCGAGATCGCCGATTTGAAGCGGCAGGTCGGCAATCATTTGAGCAAATGCCCTGGCATGCACGGCTATCTGCTCGTCGATAGCGCGACAGCCGATAACCAGACGCTAGCAAAGATGATCGCCGACTGCACGCACCTGAAAGCTGCATACACGCCGGACGTCGAGGATGACGGCGCATATAGCCAGTGGACGGTCTACATGACCGATGCCGAGATTCGCGAGTATCTGGCTGCATGCCCCTATTGTCTCGCCGCTCACGAAGCAGTTCAGGCCCGTAAGGCGGCACGGCGCAGTCTCGGCGCGACGAAACGATTCATCGGAATGCTTGGCCGCAAGTAGGCAGGAGAGAAATCATGAACACAGCAGCAATCGACAGCGCAGCAGCTCGCGCGCAGGCATTCCAGGACATGCCCGTCACGGAGGTTCCGATCGTCTACTTGCGCGACATGCTGCGCGATGCCCAGACGGCGGTGGACGTGGCAATCGCTCAGCGCGACATCCTAGCGGCGATCGTCCGGATCCGCGAACTCGAAGGCATTGATCGGACGCGCCAAATCATAGCTAAATTTTATCCGTAACCGATACTATTATCGTATCTGATTGCGCTATTATTGATGAACCGATACCACTAAAGCGAAGGAACCGAAAATGAACCTATTCGAAATTTCCCGCGAGTACCGCGACGCGGCAGACACCCTGGCCGAAATGGATCTGGACGAAACGACGGTTCGCGACACGCTGGAGTCTATCAGCGGCGACCTGTCGACGAAGGCGCAGAACATCGGCTTCGTCATCAAAAACATGGAATCGACGGCTGAGCAGATCAAGGCGCACGCCAAGGCGATGCTCGACCGCGCGAAGGCGCTGGAGAACCGCGCGTCGAACGTGAAGCAATACCTGTTCGACGGAATGAAGCTGGCGAACGTGCCGAAGATCGAAACGCCGTTCTTCAAGCTGGCGATCCGCGACAACCCGGCGGCCGTTCAGATCGACGACGAGTCGCTGATCCCGGCGAGCTACAAGACTGAGCCGGTGCCGCCGCTGCCGGCACCCGACAAGAAGCTGATCGCCGCAGCGCTGAAAGACGGCTTCGAAGTGCCGGGCTGCCGCCTTGTACGCGGCCAGCGCCTCGAGATCAAGTAACGGAGAACCGCCATGCACACCATGATCCTCGTGAAGTTCGACGCTTACAGCGAATACGGCCGGATCGACGGCGGTGCATGGTTCATCCGGCGAACGGTCGCGTACGCGAGCGTGTGCTGGTGCTGATCTGATTTTGCAGGACGAACCGGCGTGATCCGGACTACTGGCGAATCCGGGCCAGCCGAAAGACCCGGTCAAAAACCTGAGAGGACCGAGCCATGCGCGGCTAATAACAGCGGCATCCAAGGCGAAGTGAGCCCGTTGAGAGCGGCACGAAAGCCCGCATGGGATCGCAAATGCCCGATGGTTGAGGAGCACCCACCCTCGCTAACCAAGTGACGGCGCCATAGGAACACGAGGTCGAAACACACTGCCGGGCCTGACGATCCGGGTGAAGCATCCAAAGCATGCCGCTGGCCCGGCGTAATGGGCAGCATATCAATGGGGGCACCGATATGAATCGCATCACCAAAGACATGGTCGAGCGCGGCGGATGGCGGTACTGCTGCGAATGCCGCAAGACCGGGCCGCGCGTCAAGGCGCACTGGCAGCACCAAGGCCGCGAATACTGCGACGCGCACAAGCCGAAGCCCGAGCCGACCACTGAGCGGCTATCCGAAGCGGATTGGATGACATGGATGCGACCTTAGCGCGATCGCAGCAAGAGTGCTTAGTCCGCTTCCTCGCCGCGGTGCGCGATGGGCGCAGCGGCGACTACACAAAGGCAAGTGCGATCGTTGAGCGCGTCAGAAAAACGTCAGGCGATCAGGTCGCCGAACGCGCGAAGCGGGAGCTTTGGGCCTATATAAAAAGCGAAAAGAGAGCATGACGAACTGGACAAACAAATGTCACTTCGGTGACTGCCGCGACTTAATGCGCGCAATGGCCGCCGACGGCGTGAAGGTGCAAACGATCGTCACTTCGCCGCCCTACTGGGGCTTGCGCGACTATGGCGTCGCTGGACAGATCGGACACGAGCCGACGCTCCGAGCATTCATCAATACGCTGACAGATGTGTTCGAACTGTGCCGCGAGCTGCTGGCTGACGACGGTACCGCATGGGTCAACATGGGCGACGCCTACGCTGGATCATGGGGCGCGCAAAGCCGCAAGAATGACGGCGCCGCAGAGGTTTCTGCGCTGAGCGCAAATCAGGTTGCAGCGACGCAATCGCACCCTAAGAAAACCGGGTCTCTAGACCGGGGGCCGGGTCTGAAGTCCAAAGATTTGATGGGCCAACCGTGGCGTCTCGCCTTTTCACTGCAGGACGCCGGATGGTATTTGCGTCGAGACGTCATATGGAATAAGCCGAATCCAATGCCGGAGTCGGTTACTGACCGCCCGACCACGGCGCACGAATACATGTTCCTTCTTTCTAAGTCGGAACGCTATTACTACGACGCCGACGCAGTTAAAGAGCCGGCGGTGCTCGGCGTCGAACCGAGAGGAGTCGGCTTCGGTTTCGGCACCGACAGCGAGGACCGCGGTCGCGGCCGCGTGAGATCTCGAGATACGTTCAAGCGAGAGAACAGCAAGCGCGCTGAAGTGCATCCAGGCCAGACGTGCGGCACGCATCGGCCGGATCGCGAAGATACGTTACCGACCGGCTTTCGCAATCGCCGCTCAGTCTGGACCATCCCGACACAGTCCTATAGCGGCGCGCACTTCGCAACCTTCCCCGAGGCACTCGTCGAGCCATGCGTGCTCGCAGGCAGTCGACCGGGCGACATCGTTTTCGATCCCTTCTTTGGCAGCGGTACCACGGGGCAGGTGGCGCAGCGCCTCGGCCGCCGCTTCATCGGCTGCGAACTCAATCCCGACTACGGAAAGCTGCAGCGCGAACGCCTGCAGCAGCCTAGCCTGATGCTGGAGCATGCATGAGCGACAAATTAACGATATTCCTCACGCCGCACAACCGGCGCATGGCTGCAGATGCCGTGCACAAACGGCCTGACGGCCATATGCTGGTGCTGCAGGAGCGCACACGCACGGCCCAGCAGAATGCGATGCTTCATTCGCTGTTCACCCAGATTGCCAAGCAGGCAAAGTTCCGCGACCGCGCCCTAACGGCCGTGCAGTGGAAAACACTCATGGTTTCAGCGCACGCGGTCGCGACCGGCATCGGCTCTGACATGGTTCCGGGGCTTGAGGGGGAGTGGGTCAACATTCGCGAGAGCACCGCGCAGATGGGCGTGAGGCGTCTCAACAGCCTGATCGAATACGTTCTTGCATGGTGCGCGAACAACGATATTCGAATCGCGGCAGATCCGGGCATGGAGGCGATCGCCGCATGATCCGCGCATCCCTCAAGCCGAAGAAGTGTGCGGCATGCAAAACGGTATTCTCGCCCGCGCGCTCGATGCAGAAAGTGTGTGGCCCGAAATGCGCGGCCGATTGGGCCGCCAAGGTCGCGGAGCAGAAGGCCGCGCGGGCCAAGCGCGACGAACGCAAGTCGATGCGCGAAGCCATTGAAAAGGCAAAGACACGCGGGTCGCACCTGAAGGAATTGCAGACGGCGTTCAATGCGTGGATCCGGGCGCGCGATGCGGGCCACGCGTGCATATCGTGCGGTCGCTATCACAAAGGCCAGTGGCACGCCGGGCATTACCGCTCTGTCGGATCCGAGCCGTCGCTTCGATTCGAGCCAGACAACGTGCACTTACAGTGCGCGCCTTGCAATACCCACCTGTCCGGAAACCTGATTCCCTACCGCGTCAATCTCATAAAGAAGATTGGACTTGATCGTGTCGAGTGGCTGGAATCCGCGCATGAACCGAAGAAATACTTGATCGCCGAAATCGTGCAAATGAAAGCGTTCTATCGCGCCGAAGTTCGGCGACTCAGCAAGGAAGCAGCATGAAAAACATGGCATTCAGCAAAGGGCGCCAGCCCGAAACCGTCGCGCCGCAGGATCTGATCAGCGCCATGGTTGAAAACTACGAGTACACGCTCGACGAAATCCTCGACCTTATAGTCGGAGCGCCCCGCGCGGCCGTGCGCGACACGCTGCATGCACTCGTCGAGAAGGGCGTCGTCTGGCGCAACGCTACCAGCCATTCGCGCGTGAAGTACGCCCTGCTCGAAGGCGACGCCTTACGCGAGGCAGTCGAGCGCAAGACGACGCGCGCCGAGACGCCCGCATGGATGCGCAACTCGC